ACATAGAGCTTGGAGTTATCCGGGTCATCTACAGTGGAGGCGATGATAACCAGGTCGCCCTCATGCATATTGAGCTTGTCCGCCTCCATAGCCTCCACAGAGGGATAGGATTTCACAATGGAGAGAACAGACTTAATCCCGGTATCGGTATACGCCTGGGTCTCTGCGTTCCATACCCACCAGGTTCCATTCTGCGGCTTCGGCGGTTTTCCGCTGTACTGCTTGGCGGTCTCGGCGCTCGCGCTTGCTTCTTCGGCCTTTGTAGTGGCCGTGCCCGCCGCTGTCTCCGCCCCGCTCTTGGCCGCTTCCGCAGCCCCCTGGGCGGCCTCCGCTTTGCCCTGTGCCGCTTCGGCAGCCGTCCTGGCATCCGCCGCATCCACCGCGTCCTGCGCCGCCGCGGTTGCACTGCCTGCCGCCCCCTGGGCGCTCTGTGCTGCGGCCTCTTGGGACACTGCGGCCTCCGAAGCCGAATCTGCTGCCGCCTGGGCGTTTGCCTCAGTCTGCTCCACATAGACGGAGAGCTCTTCCCGCACACCTTCGGCGGCGTCTTTCGCTGCAACGTCCGCCGCTGCCTCCGCTGCCGTCTTGGCGCTCTCCGCCCCGGCCTGCGCGTCCGCGGCGGCGCCTTGTGCCGTTTCCGCCGCTTTTTGTGCAACCTCTGCCCCACTCTTGGCACTCTCTGCTGCTTCCTGCGCTTCCTCCGCCTGAGTAGCGCTCTCCTGGGCCGCAGACGCACTCTTCGCCGCCGCTTCAGCCGATTTCTGGGAAGCGTTTGCAATATCCTCCACGGACTTCCGGGCGAATCCCTTTATCTGTGCGCCGGTAATATGTCCTGCTGCACCTTGTTGTTCAGCCACAAAAAAAGACTCATCATCAAGGTCTTCGATAAGAGGCAATTCCCCAATCCGTTTATCCGCCATGTTCTCCCTCCTTCCCCGCCTCTGTAACTATAGATTCCGCTGTGTGGATAATACCAAGCAACTGTGTCCAATTGTTTGGCCCAGATACTGTGATCCTAGAGGCTGCTTCTCTAATTGCTACCGCCATTTGAATAATTTTTTGACTATCCATTACAGACCTCCAATGATATCATTCAGAACATCCGAGATGTGAAGAACGTGGTATCCGGTTATCTCGTCCCCCGGATCTACATCCTGTATCCCGGTAGATTGTATGGAACCTATATTGGTCTTGGCCGCGTTGTAAATCTCGGCGGTCAGTGTGTCCCCGGCGGACACCTTGCACCCGGAGGCGGAGGGAAAGCGCCCACTGTCCGTCGTCCAAAACAATCCGTATGCCTCTCGCATCTCCACAATCTTGTCTATGAAGTCGTTCCATACATTGTGATGGAAGTCATCCGCTGCCCGGTTACCCTGTAAAACTTGGTAGGCGTTACGGGTCTGTGTGTCCGTCGCTGCCCCATTGGATGATGTCCATGACCACGGTTCAACTACAATCTCTGGCCTTGTGGTGGCATAGACCGGAGAAGGCATATAAGGGCCGGTTCCGTAGCTGTTCTTGCCATAGTAGTTAATTACATACCTCTGGTTAGGCTCGAGGCTTGTTAGCGTGTAATTTCTCGACGTAGTTTCCACATTTCGGGCAGTAGTCGTGCTGTCTGGCCGATAGGCGATTACATAAGATGTTGCTTTTGAAATGGCTCTCAGCGTTACTTCAATAGTATGGCTGGTAACTTCGCCCACCGTGATGGAACCATAGCTGGTAGGGTTTTGCGCTGCCGACTCGCAGGATGACTGACAGGACTGACAGGAATTTTGGCAGGATGATTCGCATATCTGGCATCCACCCAGGCAGCCGCTACACTGTCCGCACTGTACCACAGTACATTGCCCGTGGCATCCTTGGCTGCAAGTCTCACCACAGGCCATTCCATCTGTCTCACAGGCAATCTCCGTACAGAAGTCGCACATGGGCATGACGTTTGCACCGGTAAGTTCCCCCTTCAGGTATTCCGGTACTTCGATCAGCTCATCTGGCAACATAGATATGCCACCTCTCTAAAAAGCGTTTGTTTCTTGCCTTGCCCAGCCGCTCCATTAGATAGATTGCCTCTCGGAATAGCAGACGGTTCCACCGACAGCAGATGGGGGGCATATGGTGGAAACTCCCCGATCGAATATAGTTGTTGGCCACGCACCCTCCATCACAGATGCGGTTCAGGGGGCATTCATCGCACCCATCCCCTTCAACCTGTGCGCTATCGTATTTTTGCATAAGTCGTCTCCGCGTCTCATCTACCACCCCAGTATAGATATTTCCAATCACGAATGGATTATCTCCTCGTGAAAAGAACTCCTGACAAGCTAGGATATCTCCATTCAGGTTAATCCCCGCATAGCGCCCAGAACCCAGCCCGCACTTGCCGCAGGCCATACATGAGGTATAGGCGCGGTTTGCCCCCTCTTGGATCGCCTGGTTGTGCAAGAGTATTTTGGGGAAAAACTTTTCAATCTGTGTGAAGTAGATTGGTTCCCATCCATTTTCTAAGCACTCGACATAATGCTCTGAATAGCGCCGAAGTTCCTCCTCCAGTGGCTCAGTGCCGTCCCAATTTGCAAAACTATCCGGCATAGTAAAAAATGTGCGGAAACCAGCTTGTTCTGCAAATATCATATCGTGAAACAAGTCAACTGCGGTCTCCGGTGTTACCGTAGAGCGGAACATCACATCAGGAAAGTATTTCA